CAGCAAAGTGCATAGCTTCTTCAGGGAGAGCAACTGATTCTTTACCATTTACCACCTGAATAAGTTTCTGTGTTATATCAGCAACACCATTTGCACCAATTATTTCACCATTGACAGCTATCTTGCTAACAGCTTGATAATCAACACCTATATTATTAAGAAACTCTTTAATACGTTTGATTGTCTCAGGAGAAGCTTTTGATAGTTCTGTTCCTGGAAGCTGAAACATTCTATCTGCAGGATCAGTTTGTTGATCTAATGGTAGTTTCCTATATTCATATTCAACATATGCTGGGTCAACATTTAATGTAATTGTAACTGGATCATATTCAGATCTGTTTGTAACATATCCAGTTATGGTATTGTTGAATGATTTCTTGATTGATTCTAGCTTTTGGTCAGCTATCCTAATAGCCTGACTTCTACTCAATGCTTTTGTTTGGGCAGCATCTATTTGACCATTTATTCTAATGGTATCATCTGACATACGTGTATACGTATATCTACCCTCAAAAGCTTCATCAAAGGCATTATCTAATATTGCTTTTTTAACATCTAGTCTACAAGCCATTAGTTACATTTTTGATCTTTAATATTCAAGTTCTTGTCAGGAAACTTATCTACAACTGGAGGTTTGGTGTAGTTTTCCTCAAGGTCTTTGAGAGCAGCTTGATTGATTCTATCTTCATATTGTCCTGTTGTTTCACCTTCTTCTTTAAGAATTGTGTCATGCTTTACTTCATGAATCAATGCAAAGGTAAAAAATTCATCTGAACTTTTGAACGCATCTTCAGCTAAAGGTGTAGCAAAAGATCCATCGAGTTGCTTAGCTGGTTTGGTCCAAGCCTTATCATCAAACTTTTGAACCATGGCTTTATAATCTATAGTGATTACACCAGTTTGCCTATTGTTTTGCATTGCAACAACTGTTTCCTTTTGTGTAGGAATCTTGTCTACAAAGTTCAACGTTTTACCTCTGAATGATTTCTGAGCCATTCCTTTCTCTGGAGTGAATAGTTCTTTCTTCTTAGGTTCTTCAACAGACTTAGGTTCTAGAGGAGCAGGAGCTATTGGTTTAGGATCTGTTGTTCTTGGTGCATAATAATTAATGATGTCTGCATCAGGGATCTCATTGTCAATCTTCTTTGTACCATTGTTGAACACAGAAGGCTTGTTTACATTATAATACTCAGAAGCAAATGCCCCATCTCCAAGAAGATTGATGAGTTTATAGATGTGTATAGCATTTCCATCCTTATCATATATAAGAACAGGATCACCGTTATCATATTTCACCTTCTGGTAACCGTATACATCCTTGTATGACATATCACCTTTTGCTTTCATTTGAGCAATCATTGATCTTGTCATAGTGGTTCCTGTCTCAACATCAATCATGTCACCAGTTTTCTTATCTGTAACAACTGCAGGAACCAAGAGGAAGTCTCTTTGAACATCCAGATAGTTATAAGCCTCATTGAGTGTAAGGATTTTTCTATCAGTAGAGGTTATGTTCAGATTTGGAATATCTGGGAACGCAGGAGAGTTGTATTGGTAGATGTCAATAATGTCACCACCATATGTATCAATTTGTCCAATAGGCTCATCATTTACAAAAAACTTAGGAGAAACAGTTCTCCATACATCTGAATTCTTCCAGTTGTTCCTTTGGAAAGCTCCTTTTGCAAATGCTGCCAGTTCAGGAGTGGCTACAAGATTTGCAATAACTGGAGCGATTGTTTTGCTGAAGTCTTCAATAGGAATTACATTCCTTATTGATATTGCACTCTGGTAAGTTCCTTGAAGGATAGCCAGCTTTACAATGTTGTTGTACAGAGCATTTGTTTCAGGATTGTCTCTAAGCTCTCTAAACATTCCCTGATAGAGATTTTCACTGTACGCAGTTTTGTCATTCACTCTGAGCTTAATACTCTTTGCTCCATCAAACCTATCAGAACTAACCACTTGGAGATCGTTCAACAATCTGTTTTCAGGAAACTTAGCCTGAGCTTCAGCAAGTTGTGTAGCTACAGCTGTAGCAGGATCTACCAATAATGCTTTTAATTCATCACCTAGTGTTGTTTTGGTTTGGACTATGAAATCCAGAAAAGCTGATGTAATTCTGTTTCCTATCTTTTCATAATCGTCAGCTGACAAATACTGATTCTCAGCAAATGGTCTCAATACTGTATCACTTATTATTCTCAGTTTTGGATTCTCAAGCTTCAGATATTCTCCCAATGCTTCTGTAGACTTGTCAATCAAGAAAGCCTGATCACCAATAAATGAGTTATCCAACACTTTATCTATAGATGAGAATATATTTCTCTCTCTTGCCTGCTGGGTTCTTGTTTGTTTTCTGAACAGTGCATCACCACTACCAAATTTAGTAGTGTCGTAGTTATATCCCTGAGTGAGAGTGAAGCTGAACTCAGCCATCTTAGCATATTTCAAGAACTCAAAGAATATCTTTTGCTGCACAGCATTGTCTATATCTGTATCAAACTTACCACCGTTATTGTAATACTTCTCAATGTTACTCTCAAGAGCGTCTACATCTATGCCTGCTGCTCTAAATGTTTCTCCTTTTGCAGGGAAGGATTCAAGGATACTGTTTATGTTTTTCTTGTTAAACAGATTCTTATAACCAATACTATCCAAGTGATTGAGATATTTAGCAATGATTGGTTGATTCATAAACATTGCAACTTTCTCACCTGCACCAATTCTCTCAAGATACATAAATGTACCAACAACTAATTCACTCTTAATAAGTTTCATGATGTATGGATCTTTTGCTACATCCACAAAAGATGTACCATATCCAGATAGCCTATCAGATATGTATTGCTTTCCATCTTCAGTCTTTGCTCCAGACATTGATACATATGTTTTTCCATTTACATCAACAGTGTTGTGAGGGAGAACAACTGAACCATCACCAAGAAGTTCTTTGTCTCTCTTTGACAGAAGTTGAAATCTCTCTGGATCAATATATATCTGAGACTTTTGGAACAGTGAATGACCTGTAATGTTAACAGCAGCAATACCCACCCATTTCTTTGCAGATACAAACGCATGCCTGAGGGTGGTCATGTAGCTTCTATTAAGAAGCCTGTTCTTAATCTTGCTCTCGTCAAAACCTGTTAATTCGTCCAGTCTTTCAGATAGTTTCTTAAGACCACCATCACTTACAGGAGAAATCAATCTGTTAAACACCTCAGGGAGCGTAAGCAGTTCTTCAAGAGATTCGTAGTATTCATTCTCCAAAGATTGCTTATATGCCTGATTTACAAACTTTTGTTTAAGTTCAGCCTGAACAGATGCATCACCAAGCTTCTCCAAATCCTTCATGAGAGAATCTGCCAAATCAGAAGCATCATTATAGTCTTGTAACAGTACATCCAAAATATTACCATACCTTGTAAGAAGATTTTTTGGATCTGCTAGGGTGTATGTAAGAATGTCAACTGCCTCAAGTAGTTCAGCTTTCTTAACTGCTTTACCTTCAAGAATCCTATCAAACTCATCACTGAAGAAACTTTTTGTTTTTTCTTCAGATCCTAGATATTTTACCAACTTAACCTCACCTCTTGCATTTACATAGACAGACTTAAGATACATATTGAGTTTATCAATATCAAAGTCAGATCCTGCTTTAGTGGTGATTTCAGAAGGTACAACAACTGTTGCCCCCATATATTGTGGGAGGAATCCTTTCACCTTAAACACCTCAACAGAACTTGTTGCCTGTGTAGGAATACGGAATCCTATACCTGTAAGAATCTTCCTACCCTCTTCTGTATTGTTCAGATAGTTGAGGATATCTTCATCTGTTTTAAACTTGTTTTTTGGAAACTTGTCTTTGAACCAGTGAGGAAGCATCACTTCACAATATGGAGCATCCTTTGTATAGAACTTCAGGGTGTCATCTGTAAGTGCTACCTTCTTCTTCTCATTCTCATCCAGCTTATCATATTCCTCTCTGGTTATCTTTTTCCAACCATCTTTGGTTTTATAAGCCAAGCTTCTTCCTTTTGTAGCAGATTCCCAGAGAGTGACAGGAACCTGTACGTGGGCACCACCACTCATTCTTGGAGAAACAAGGGCTTTGTCCACCATAGAGAACATAATGCTTCTTATCTGTAGATATGCAGGGGATGATTCAAAAGGCACTCTGAATTGACCATTCTCATCAGTTCTAACAGTATCAATAGCATTATCAGAAAGCTCTCTTCTAAGCATTTCATACTCAAGAGCTTCTGAAAGTTTCTTGCTGTCTACCACTTTAAAGCTATCACCAAGGTCTTCAATTCCCAACTTATTAAGAAGTTCCTTATAGGAATTCTCATGCATCTTGTCAAGAATATCTTTATTCCTATCGTAAGCTTTCTTTATAATTGCCTTTCTTTCAGGATCTTTACCAAGAGGTTCACCATTGCTATAGAGATCCATGCTTGACATTTTGGTAAGCTGAGACCCTCTTGTTTGAGACTTATCATCCTCTGTTGTGGTTTCCACCTGAATACCATAAGCTTTCCAAGGAACTTCAATTCGGTTGTTAAATGCCTCTTGATTGAATGATCCATCTTGATTGTACAAGCTATGGAGATTCTCAGCACCCACCTTTCTACCACTCACCATCACTGCATATCCTATGTCTTCCTTCATCATCTTCAGATAAAGGTTCTCTAGATTGGTTCCCTCAACCATGCTGTAATACATAGGCATTTGAGAAAACTTATCCAATACCAGATCAATGGTGTTTTTATTATGTTTACTACCAGATACAATAGGTTTCAACACCTCTATTGTATGTTTTGGTGAAGGAGATGAAATGGTTTTCTCATCCTGCTTTTTAAGATTGTCATTTGTATACTTATACAATCCCTTGGCAGACATCCTATTTCTTGTATAGGCCATTTGCCATTGGTGCCAATCTTCAGCCTCCTTACCCCATTGTCCATTCTTATTCTTGATTTCTCTGTAGGTAGTATCCATTAATATAGATGCAGCATCTGCTTCATTTGTTTTAGCGTAAGCATCTTTTATATTTTTAGAAACACCTTCCATCATAGCAATACTACCAACAATATTTACATCAGCAGTGGTAATTGTTGGAGTGTAGCTTCTGTGTAGATGATAACCAGGATCTCCAGGAGCAAGTGATATATCTCCTGCTTTATTCCTGCTATTCAACCATGTATTAAACTCAGGACTATCAAATGTCACTCTTCTTGGAGAGAGGAATGATTTAATACGTTTTGTCTCATCTAGCTGATTTTCTTTAATTGCAAACTGGTAAGGATCACCAAACAATACCTTGTGGAACTCAATATTGTTTATAATGTAATTGGTGTTTGCAAATTTGAACAATGCCTTCAACTCATCCTCAGACATGTCATATTTATTAACATCTTGTTCTTTTGCAAACTTATCATTCATTGATGGGAATGAATATGTATTCTCATCAACTTGGAAAATCTGACTATTGTTTTGGAAATCTCTAATGGAATCATCCACTGTACCATTTATATAGTCGTTTACATTTGCATTTATCTCAGAAATGTTATCGTTGATAAACTTCTTAATTTTCTCTTTGTCACCCTTTTCTATCAGCTTGTTCAACTTTTTTAAAAGGTTTTCAGAAAGAATATCTTTGAAGAAACGAAGTTCTTTTGCACGAGGTTTAACATTTCTCAAATAAGATCTGTCAGACAGGGCAAGTTCAATATCATCTTCCAGGTAGCCTCTGAATATTTTGTGGATCTGATCATTAGCTTCATTTCCTTCAAAATCTTCAAAGTTTATGTGGTTTCCAAGATTGAGCATCCATTCTGTAGATCCATCTGCAGGAATAAGAACATAATAGTCACCAGCAAGATTTTGATTAAATTCTTGTGTGAATCTGTTACCAAGTCCCAGTCTTGATGTAGGAGTTCCTTTATCATCCACTGTATCTTTTGTACCCTGGATGTATCCCACCTTCAGTTTCCTATCTGTACGTTTACCATCTTTGTCAAAGAATGGACCTCCCTTTTGGAGAATCAAACTGTTTTTAGAGAATACATCATTAAGTTCAGGTCTTGCAGAAAGAAGTTCGTCAAGCGTTTCTATCTCATTAAATGTGTTCTCAAATACAGAAGGAGCATTGCTATCAGCATAAGATTGCTGACGTTTACCATCTACACCAAAATATGTAGAATCTATATTTGGATTGGTAGCTTTTATATAAAGTTCTGCAAGAGTGTTCAGCTGACCATTTATGGTGAGTGTTTCTCCTGTAATCTTTCCTATCTCTTTCTCACTTGCATATTTATGTATTGCAGACACAGCCCTTCCAAAAGCTCTTTGTTGGGGTTCTTTAAGGTTTTGGTAAACCTCAAATGGGAAGTTTATACCAAGCTTGTCAAGAAACTCAACCATCTGTTGAGGATTGCCAATAGGAATATCAGACAGTTTCTTTGTTCTATATGTCTTATCTGGAGAATAATAATATATCAGAGATGAGTTATCATTTGCTAATGTCTTAACATTCTCAAGCCATCCCTGCTTAAATTGTTCTACAGCACTGAACAGATTAGCCGCACCATTATACACTTCATTGTTTTCACCTATGTATTGTATAACAGCATTAGGCTTTTGTTTTGTAAATGTCTGGTAGAAGTTGATAAACAATCTCCAGTCTTGTTCTTCAAACTTTGAGAAGTCTATAGATACAGTGTTTCTATCACCTTTCAGACGAGTGAACAGACGAACATAATTACCGTCATATCTAGACAGTTCAATAAGTTTGTCTACAAGTTTGGTTACACTGGTGGTGTTTGCAAACTTATCCATAGCTGTTGCAAAGGTTCTTGCAAAGTTTAGGATTTTGTATCCGTTTACACTAGATAGTTTTTGTTTTGGAAGATCCAGGGAAGCAGTATCTATTTGGCTAGTTGGTACAGTTTCTGTCAGTGTACCCAGGATGAGCTTAATAGGGAATGGAGATTGTTTCTTCCAGTCTGTAGAGAATGCCTCACGTGCGTAGTCATTCTTATTATAGTTCTCATCATTGATACCAAGAACACCCTCTTCGTCAAAATCTATTTTGAATGTACGAAGGAAGTCACGAGTTTTACCAATAAGTTGTCTCCATGCATTTTCAGAGAGCAAATCCAATTTACCCTCTTCCTGATACATTTCTTTTATTTCTGCAAATATCTGAGGAGCTGTAATTTGCTCAGGATTGTACAAAGACATGTTTGTTCCAAATGCTATCTGGAAAACACGAGCTGTAATATCCTGTACAAAGTCATGAGTTTGTTCTTCTGTCAATCCTTCTACAGCTCTATATTCAGCAAAGTCATTCTTAACACTTTCTGAAAGTGTGCTTTCTTTAAACTTACCTGTATCAATAGCTTTGAACAGTTGCTCCTTCATAGAAGGTTTCTGTACAAATTGCTTGAAGAATTCAATGATACTTTTGAAGAATCTAAGTATTCTTTCTCCTAGAGAACGAGCAGGAAGTTTACCAAGTCTGAACTCAGCAAAATCATCAGCAATTCTTTCTTTAGCCTGCTGATCTGTAGCATCTGCATATGCAATCTTCTTACCAGACTGCCTATCTATAAACTCACCCTTTTTAGCTTTAAACTCATCGAGAATAGCTTGTCTTTCTTCTTGAGAAAGAAATCCTTTCCATACACCCTCAAACACTTCATGGTATTCTGTACCTCTAGCTGCAGATTTATAGAACTTAGCTACACCCTTCTCAAACGCACCCCAAGCTTTTTCATTATCATGTGTAACAAGAATGTTCTCAGTGATTTCATAAGGAATGCCAGGAACTTTCTCAGCAGCCCAAGTTTTGAATAAATCAAGCTCTTCACTAGAAATTCTTTCTACACCACCAACACCCACTCTTCTGTATTCACTGTTAGGTGGAGGTTTAGTTCCTTTGAAATCTTTTGGTGCAGCAGGTTTAGCTTCTTCTGATTTCCTTTTTTGTTCAATAACACCTTTTACTTCTTCTAAGAACAAAGCTTTTCCTTTATCAAAAGATCCAGGAGTCATTAAAGCAGCTCTTGTTGCCATACTAACAGCTCCATCATCATAAGGGTTTATACCAACAAGTTTTTCAGCAGCTTTGATTAGCTCTTCTTTGTTTTTAGCATTTAATACATTTTGAATATCATTGTCTATATCAGCTTTAGCTTCTGTAACTACAGGAGCTGTTGCAAGAGGTGTTCCTTTAACTGTTATTTGATCATCTGAATAAGCAGCAGATAACTCATTATATTTCTTTTCAGGATCACTAATCTTTTCTTCTTTTTTTATGTCCTTATATTCTCCCTGGAAGAATGAAGAATAATTACCATCGACAATCTTTCCATCTTTTACAGTGAATGTATAAGATTCAGAGAAGGTGTCTGTACCAGTTGGTTTAATTGTTATAGTTCCTTCAGAGATGGTAATTGGTTTACCAACCTTTTCTGGAGCTTTTTCAACCACTACCTCAGCAGCAGGAGCAACTGAAGCGTTATATTGTTTTTGCAAATTGTTTGCTATCATCAAAGAAACAAAACTAAGAGCATGTTGCTCGTCTGTTTCTGTAGCATTGAATTTGTCTCCCTGTTCATTCTTTAATGTAGGAATTATTGTATCCCTAAGGATATCTTTATTCTCAGCAACCTTTTTTATTGTATCATTAGACTCTACATCTACAATCACCGCACCATTCTTAACAGTGGCTGTAAATCCAACAGGACCATTCTTAAGTTGGAATACATTTTGTGTTACACCATCTACAGTGTATTCACCTATTTTCTCTCCAGAAGGAGCAGGGGCTGTAGGAGCTGCTGGTTTAACAGCAGGCTTCACTGCAAGAGGAGGAAGTTCTACACCATCAAGAATAGAATACTTTTGTTTGAAGTTGAAAGGTTTGAGTTCTGTGGGTTTCTGAATAGGTGTAGTCAAAGGAATGTCTGATGTTGCCCTATTAGATCCATCTGGATATTTTGAAGACAGCAGGTATGACTGATAGTTATCCCATTGTCTTGTTGCAAGATTTCCAGATTTGTCAACATAATACTCATTGAACTTCTCACTGAAGTTCTTTGTAAGAGAATCATTATTTACATTAGCATACAGATTCTCAAGCTGGTCTATAATTTCAGCCTCACTTGCACCAAGATCTGTCAAATCATATCTCTTTCCACCAAAGAATAAATCCATTGTATCATAGTCAATGAATATCTGGTTCTTATCTGTCTTGGGTGACTTTCTCCAATAGAGAACATTTTGAAGAAACTTAGTATACTTCTTGTTGCTCTTTATCTTCTTTCCCTGGTCAAGCTTTTCCTTAATGTCTTCAGACATCTTTTTCATCACCTCATAAACAGCACGTGCTTCAGCTTTGGTGAACTTACGTGTTTTGAGGAATGTTAACACATCTCTGTATTGGAAAACAGGAACACCATCAGGGAACTTAAGGTTGCGTCCTTGATGTTGAATAGTTCCTGTTGTAGGAATTACAACAAGTCCTTCTTGGTAAACAATCTCACTTTCAGGAATAAGAGTTTCACCAACAGAATTATTGTCATTAACATTTGCTATATCTGGAATACCAGGACTTACAGAGAACTTATATATTTCATATTTTTCTTCTGCAACATCAAACAGTTGTTTACGTTTAGCTTTCCACCTATCTGCATATTCTTGTGCTCTGTCTGAATCTGTTCCTCTATATCTGTTTTCTTTATTACTCCATACAAGACTTGTTGTAGGCATAGTGTCAAACACCACCTCATTTATATCAACCTTATCACCAACCTTTCCAAGCCTCTTACCATTCTTATCTACAAAATATACGTCAGATCCATCTTGTTCAACATACACTGCACCTATAAATCCATTATCTATATCTGTATATGTAGAAGGATCTGCACCAGTGGCAGTCATTGATAAGGCAGTTAGTCCAGATAAACCAAGAGATTTTTCCTGATTCTCTGTAACAAGGATTATTCTGAGATTATTTCTGTTAGGAAGATTCTTGTAGTTGTTTCTAAATACAATAGCACGCTGTTGACTAGGACTAAGTTTACCTGATTCCCAGTCTTCAGAAGCACCAGCAGTTGATGTGAATAAGAATTCGATTGCTTTCTTCTTATCTTCTACATTAAATTCAGTTGGTGTTTTTGCTGTATTTTCTTTAGAGGCTATTGTTCCAGATGTGTGTTCAATATCCTTTTGATCTTCTTCTACATCTTGTTTAAACTTCTGCAGTTTCTCCTGTTCAGTTTCCACCTTCTCATATCCCTCAAACTTAGATGGATCAATATTATATATGTCACCATTGATATCTTCCACCTTCACTGTACCATCAGGATTGATGGCAATCACCTTTGCTTTCTGAAGGTTGCCTAGTTCTTCATTCACTTCAGCTGCAGCAGCATTTGCTTCATCTCTTGTAGGATAGAATGTAGATGTGCCATCAGGTAGAGTCACCTTAAATCTATCATCAGCAATCTTTCTAACTTTAGCTTTCTTAGTTTCTGGAATCTGGTATTCTCTACCCACCTCAAACTCTTGCTTTTCACCAGCTTTGTTTACAAACTGAGGACCTTCTGCTACAACAATTGGTTCTTCTTCTTTCTTTTCTTCTTCTTCAGGAACAGCTCTTGACTTTTCTGAATCATTCATGAACTTATTAAATCCTGACTCACTTGTCAAGTTATCAAATAGTTCAGATACACGATCTTTCAGTGCGTTGTGTCTATTTACATCATGACCATATTCATACAAAGCAGTTGACCACTCTGGTCCAACAACTCTTTCTGCTTTTGGATTCTGACCATTAAGCTCAAAATTAAGCAGATAGTCAAACAGTTTTGTATCTACCTGAGAAGATAGACCAAGATTGATTCTTTCAGAAGCAGTGCGCAGAGCTTTAACTTGATCCTTTACATTTTTTCTATCTCGTGGATCAGTTGTTTCTGTAATTGTTTTATTAAGCTGGTTTGCCCTTTCTTCATATATTGAACTCAGTTCTTTGAGCAACTCCTTATTAGTAAGTTGTGCAATAAGTTCATTTGATATAGCAGGGTTTATTTCAGATACACTTTGTTGAATAGAATCCAACCTATTGTTAATATGTGGAATCTTAGAAGCAGCACGAATTATTTCTGTTTTCCAATCATTAAAATCATTATACTTAATGTTCTGTAAACCTTCTTCTTCGTTCTTTGGATTAATAGTTTGTGTGAAAGGATTCTTGAATGTTGAGTCAATAGAATCACTAATTTTCTTTATTTCATTTGCCTGAACAATCAAAGAGTCTACGTATTCACTTACAGTGGATTTATTAGAAGAACCGAAATCCATACCAAATGTCTTCTCAAATTCTTCTTTATCCAAATCCTTCAACATTCTCAATTGTTCAATTGTAACATCATGCATGCCGATAGCATTACGTGATTGTACAAAATTTAAGAACATATCGTGTTGAAGATTCTTATATCTGAAAACATCACCAGACTTCGCAGCTTCTTCCATATCTTTGGCAATACCAGCTGAATTTATGGTATTATCAAAGTTACCACCTAATGTTCCAGTGAGTCCATATTGATTAAGGATATTAATTGCACTTTGCAGACGTGCATCAGATCCTTCTCCTTTCGCTTTATCAATTCTAGACATCGCACCACCAGTGAGCATTGCACTAATGGCACCTACAATCATGTTCTCCAATCCCTCGTCTGTTCCAAATTGATCTTTCAATCCTTTCACTGTAGAGTCAACTGCCTCAACTGTTGTCTGCCAGTTATCCTTGTTTATAGGATCAGAAAGATTTTTATACTTTCTTGTGAAGTAGTCATATGTTCCTTTTTCTGCAGCATATTGACCACCTTCCTCATATACACCTTCTGCTAGAATATTTGGTAATTTAGGTTGTACAGATTCCCAAATTTTTCCAGAGATGGTTTGAGCACCTTTCTTTTCAAATACATCAATTGATCCTTCCTTCAAACCAATTTTACCAATCTCATCTATATCTCTTGTTAATTGACCTGTAAGACCTTTTTGTGCAGATGTAAATGATTTAAACAGATTACCAAATTGAATTGTATTAGATGCTGTAAGCAATGCCATGTTAATACCAAACCTGGTATTCATAGCATCAGTTGCATATTTTTCAATTTGTTCTAAATCAGCACCAACTGGTTCTTTTCCAGGATTTTGACTTTTGTATTCTTTAACCAACTCATCTCTCACTGTACGATAGGAATCTCTAGCTTCAATTGCAGCTTCAGTTCTAGAAGAACCATAGATACCCATTCCGTATCTAAATCCATTTGTTATCTTTGTTCCAGCAGCAATTTCTCCAAGACGTTTGATGTTTAGAATCTGCTTCTCAGTTTTACCAACAGCAGAAGCAAGATCTAAAACTCTATCCACCTTTGTAGTACCAGCATAAAGTTTATTAAGCCACAAAGAAGCTTTGCCAAGTTGAGCTGCTACCAATGGAGCAGCACCAATTCCTTCTGTAGCAGCTCCAATAATTGCATCCTGTACAAGAGCACCACCAATTGCACCTGCTGTAAATCCAAGATTCTTAATAATTTTATCTCCCCAGAAGTTAGCACTTCCAGGCATGAAAGGAATCATTGCCAGATATGGACTTTCTCTTTCCTTTCTAGTGTAATAGTTAGGAAAGTAGTCTTCAAGATTCTTTGTCCAATCATCTATTGCAGATTCATAACTATCTGGTCCTCCAGATAAATCAGCAAATTTTTTGTTTTTTATTGCAGAGAATGTATCAGGGATTGTGGCAAAACTTTGGGCAAATGTACCAGCAGCCAATCCTGCCATTTTAACTACACTGTTTCCCAGCTGTGCCCATGCAGATTGTTGCATTCCATAGATGTTCTCAAGATCCATTCCTCTAACATAAGTGTTGTATCTTTTGTTAGCTGCCACTTCACTCAATGGTATTAGATTAGCACCACCTCCTTGTCCAGGAAGTTTTGCAATCTTTGACAATTGAGAACCATCAAGTCCTTCAATAGACTTGTTTCCAACACCAAAACCTCCAAGAGCTGGAGGTGTGGGCATAGGGCTCAATTGAGGAGTACCTAAAGCAAGCTGTGGAATAGGATCACCTTCAACAGGATTGTTCGTTATGAGTTCATCTTCAAAGACTGCCATTACTTACTAGCTTTTATTTCTTCGTACTTTCTTGTACCTATATTTTGCATAATTTGAAATATGCCATCCAGTTTTGCAAAACCTTCTTTATTAACAATGTCTGACTTCCAAGTACCATTATCGTTTACATACATCCTAAGTTGATACAAATCATCATCATCACCATTGTTATCATCAGCTCCTTCAATATCAAACCTTACTAGATTTGCATACCTACTTCCTTGGAGAAGAGGTAATTGATTTCCTGTAAATGCAGCGTTAAGTGCTCCAGAAGGTCCGCCATCAATTGCACCTATTGCATTTGTTGTTTTTGTAGCAGAACCCATTATCATATACTTTGCTCCATCTAAAGGATGACCTTGTGCTGCTTGTGGAAAATATCTACCTAACTGAGTAGAATTAAGTGGAATCTCTTGAACCTCGTTACCATTAAAAATCTGTAATACTCCTTGAGACATATCAGCTTTTCTCTTTACAACATACTTCAAGTCACCAGCTGTTTTACCTGTTCTCCACGCTGTTATGGTAGCAGGATCAAATTTTTCAGAATCAATTTTTCCACCAAGTTGATTTGCTATTGCGTACATATTACCAATAAGATTATCAACTTTTCCCATTGTAACTTTATCTTCTTTATCTAATGTACCCACCTCATCTTGATATTGTGGCATTATTTTACCAAGTTCTGTATTTATGAACTTGTTTTTTTCAAGCTGTATCTTCATACCTTTACTCGTAACTTCACTGCGAATATTATCAAGACTTCGCATTATTGCAACTTCATCACCTTGTAGAGAAGCTAGTCCTGTCTTGCTTCTTTTTTCTAGAGCGTTTATAATTGGAACATATTTAGAATTAGCATATGCCTGTTTCATAGCAGCCCAATCAACCTGACCTCCACCAATAACAGTTCCAAATTTATCACGTTTGTAATCAGATCTAAACCTATTCATATCAAGTGTTACATCTTGCATTTCTTTTGCACTATACACCTGTCTACCATTTTTTACATAACCAGGAAGAGTTTCTACAATTTTATCAATTGCATCATCGTAAGGTTTAGCTTTTGATGTAATGTTTACATAATTGCCCATCCTTCTAGTCATATCAGTTTGCATACCAATCCACTGATCAAGAATTCTTCTTTTGTTATTATCAGTGATACTTGATGGATTTGCTTGGTATTGATTGACCAATGTATTCATTGCCTCTCTTCTTTGGTCATCAGTCATTTTATCATAACCAGAAATCAAGAAAGGAGCTTTTTCCCTTTTGAACACTTTCATTGATTCATCAAGGTCTGTAATACCTGTCTGCAAGTCTTTGAGTGTAGGAAGAGTTTTGTCTTTATCTATTCCTGCATCTTCAAATATAATATCTTTACCAGCAGCATCTTTTGTTAGTTTGAACTTCTCTATATTAAGTCTTTCTAAATCTAGTCCGTATTCTCTATCTTTATTCTTTTGATCTCTTGCAGCATTCCAATACTTAAACTCCAAGTCCTTTTTCTTCATCAAAGCATTGAAGTAAGGGTTGTCTTTATATTCTGTTTCTATACTTTGATAGGAAATATCAGTAGCAAGTTTACTTAGAGTTTTCTCCATGTATACAGAACCTTTCAACTCATCATCACCCAGTCTGTCAATGTTGCTGAGTTTATCACGCATTTCTCTATCAATTCCTCCTTTATTAACAAGATCTGTATAGTCATTTAATCTTGCTTCAAGAGCATCTTTTTGCTCCTTTGTGAGTTTAGAATTTCCAGAGAGATCTGCAGAGATTTTTACAATCTCTTTAGATAGTATATCTTTCTTTGTATTATATGAAGAAGTTATATCACTTACTATTTTTTGTCTGAATGTATCTCCAGTGTATCCTTTGTAATGATACCAACCATCTATATTCAGTTGTCTTTTATCATTCTCATCAAGACTACTATAGAAGTTGTCAAGGATTTTTTGGGCAGATTTACCCTTAACCTTAGTTTTTAACATTACATCATCTATCCTAGCCTGACCTTTATCTGGAGTGGTAAGTCTACCAGCTTTATCAAAATATAAAACGTTTCCAGAGTTATCTCTTTGGAAAGGTATTTCTATAGATTGATCATACTCATGAACATCTTTGGCAACATCTCTAAGTTTCTTTTCAATATCTGTATATTCAACATAATAGTCTGAAAATGAAGACTTTGCATTACCATCACTCAACCAATTGTTCACTTTGTTATTAAACCATTCTTCATTTTGAATAGAAGACTTACCTGCTTTTCTAGCAGCTTCCATATCACTTTGTCCCTTTCTAACATATTGTGTAGACTGGACAGCATTTTTAATTGTAGGATCTTTAACAATTTGGGTGGCCATACCGCCTACAGAATTAACCAATTGGAAGTTGGAAAAGTCACCAGCAGCTACATTCTTTAATTTACCACCAAGCTCATTAAGTTTGGATTGAAGATATTGCTTATGGATGGGTTTTATAACGTCCAATCCAGCCACATTATCAATGTAGCTTTGGATTTTCTGTACTCCTTCTTCATACTTCTGCTGCTTATACATGCCCACTTGAGCCATTGCCTCTAGGGGCAATTGCTGCACATACGGGCGAGATTGCAATATTTGGTCTGTAAATGAAGCCATGATGGATTAAGTTAGCAAATTTAATTTAAAATATTATACCAACCAAGAGACTGTAACTGTTTCTGTTAAGTTGGTATAACTGATTCAGTTATAGGTTTTTAATAGCTTTTACGATAGATCCGTTTTTACCAGTGACAGGTTTCTTTTTCTTATCTTCTATCTTCTTAGCATCAAGTATTTTTTGAAGCTCTTCAGTGCTGTAATCTGCTATTGTAGGAATATTGAATTTGGTGGTTCCTGTGCTGTAAATCCTACCCTGAGGACCATATGAGAATTGAGGATACATATTTGCCATGACATTTGCAGACAGGGTTTCTGCCTTGTTTTTGCCAATCTTTTCAGCAATAGAGCTAAGAGCCTCAAATGCCTGGACTTTTGTAGCAGATTTAGCTTTAGCTTGTTTATCCTGTTGTTGGTCAATGATAGCAATATTCTTAAGAGTGGTGTCCTTAAGATTGGCAATATTCCTGAGACGAGATTCGGTCTGGATAGCTTGATTAGTTCTAAACTGCTCAGCTAGCACCTTATTCTTAGCTTTAATAGCTTCAGCAGCAATGCTTGCCTGGGCAGCTGGATTGTTACCTGTTAGCCTCATTGCAGCATTTGTCTGAGCCTGAATCTCATTCAATTGGTCTTGGAAAGAAATAGTGGGCACCTCTTCCAATATAGGTGTAATTTTTTGTGCTCCTACTGGTTCCAGCTGATTGGTAGACAAAGCGTACATTTCTCCAGCTAGCTGACTAGGGTCAAGTGGATTTCTGATACCAGGTTTGATATAGGGATATAGTGTGTCATATGCTTCCAAACCTTTCTCCAAAAGAGTTTGTTTTTCAGGTGGAACTGTAGGATTAGGTCTTACTATCTCCATACGTTCCACTAGTGGAATAAATGGATTACTAGGAGCATTATATCGAAAAGGAGCTTCTGGATTTGCTTTTCTGAATGCAGCATCTTCAGCTGCTAGTTGTTCAGCAGTTGGAAGAAACTTAGACATGTCAATATTTATATTCTTTCCTTTCTGAGCCTTATCAATACTTTTACCAAACTTAGCCATATCTGAATCTTTAGCTGGTTTAATTTTATTCTTAGCAAGAGCATCACTTTCTAAACCCATCTCTTCTGCTGTATCAAGAATCGCATTCTGTATACCTGCGAGAAGCTTCTTTTTGTCAGCAATTTCTCCATATGTAGCGTCTGCTCCTTCTAGCATAGCTTTTCCTGTATTGAGCTTAAGAATGTCAAATGGACTATCACCATCTACATTGTCAATAATTTCTAACGCTTTATCCTTAGTTTTCTCTGCTTTCTTCTCTTTTTTACTGAGATCAGCAGCATAGTGTTTGAACTTCTTACCCTTAGCTTTATCATCACCAAGCTCACTTACACCATAGGAAGGAATCTTCATGTTACCAAAAACAATCATGCTTAAATCTCCTGTTTCTGGATCAGGAAGTTCTACAGCAGGTTCACCTCTCTCCACCTCAACATCAGCATCAGCCTGTTTTGTTCCATATTCTGCATAGTCAGTGTAGCTATCGTGAGCTCCCTGTCCATATTTAACACCTATTCCTGTATGTCCATTTCCATCACTTTCTTCATGTGACTTTCCTCTAAACATTACAGTTTCTCCAGATCCTGGCAGATATGGATTCTGTGACATAGTTTCAGCATATCCACCCCATGTAGTTTTAAGTTGTCCACCCAAAGCCATTGTTTCCAAAGCCTCTTCACTAGGAGGAGTGTAACTGTAGTCTTTCAAATGACCACCAGACCTAAGCATTTCTGCATCTTTAGGAGGTGCAAGAAGATCTTTCAAATCATAATCACCAAACTTAGTAATGAGTTGCGGTTGCCAGTCGTTACTCAGATAACCACCATCTTCCATTACACTACTATATTGATTCTGAAGACTTTGTGAACCCTGTTGAAAAGCAGCTTGACCCAACAATTGTTGATTCTGCTTCATCCTACGTTCTGTGCCCATGTCAATAAAGCCACTTGCAACATCACCAACAACTTGTGCGCTTTTTCCTATTTGATCAAATATTGGATTACTACCTATATTAAGTAGACCCTGACCACCATCTGCCATTTTCAATTTACCACCTTTCTTGTATTGTTTCACTTGATTACTATCATCCATTGGTTCATATCCTAGATCCATGTATAGATTGCCAGGATTGTACATATTTTGAATTTCAGTTAGATTGCCTCCAACCTGCATACCGTTTCTAGCAAGAAAACCCATACCTGTTCCATAAGCATTTCCACCCTGACCAGGTTGTAAAGGATTTTTTTCTTGACGATCATATCTACGTTTTGTTTCTTCTGGTCTAGTGGAGGATGCTTGTAAAGCAAGCTTGGATAGGTTACCAGCTTGTCTAGCTTTTTGAGCTTGTTTGATAGATTGATCTATCTTTCTACCAGCATTTATAACTTGTCCAATAGGTTTTCCAATAGGACCAAGTGCATTAATTCCTTTATCCAAAAGTTTTCCTCCAGCAGTGGTTGCTAAAGACCTTTGTTTTCCAGACTGTTGTTGCTGTTGGGTAGGCCCAGTGGGGGTTTGAGGAAAGGTTTGCCATGTGTATGGATTAGCATTAGTTGCGCCACTCATATCCATTGGGGTACCAAGATTAAAAGCAGAATCTACAGCACTTGGTATATTTCCACCAGGTTGATACTTTTGAATTTTAGAACCATATCTAGCAAACATCATAGCTAACTTAGCTGCTTCTCCAACTTTTTTCATAGTGTCATCACCACCACCACTAGTGTTTTGAGAATCAGAAACTTGTTCTTCTTCATAAAGTTTTTTCAATCTAGCTTCTTCAGCTCTCATTGCGTTGGTTTTTCCAGTTGCCATATAGTCCAAATCATCAAATGCTCCTCTGAAGTCAAATGGTTGTTGTACTTTTGATTCACCACCAATATAGCTTCCGAATTGGGCTTTTGATAGTTTCTTACCCTTTTTAGCTTTTGCCATTTCGTTATAATTTGTAAAATTAAGTAGTTGGTCCAATTTTTTCAGGGGAGCCTCATCAGCTTTGTTAACACTGATGCCAGTTTTACCTATAGGATATTCTGTTACTGATTCTCCATCGAATTCATAATCTTCTCCTGGGAACATTAATTGTGTATCACCAGTGTCTGATACTCCAAGGAGGGGTTCGTAAACTCCTTCCATTGTTATGAATGGTGAGTTTATTTCTACAGGCTCTCCCCAGTTGTCTGGATTCCAATAACCATCATCATCTTTCTTTATCTTAGATCCTTTCTTGCTAATGGTCTTAGGTTTGAAATCCAATCCCTGTTGGTAGTATTTCATCTCTGCACCATTCTGTGCACTAGCTTTTGTCTTCTTTGCATATGGACCATTACTAGGAGCAGCTTCCTGCGTGCGTGCGTACATCATTCCTGTAGCACCAGCAAGAGAACCACCAAGTTGCATTGTTCCACCCCATGCTCCATTATAATTAAAACCCACGTCTGTCAATCCACCCATTGTTCCTTCTATACCATTCTGAGCTTTATATGGCTTAGCTCCTCCAGCAACAGCACCAAAGAATCTTCTTTGTTTATCTGTAAGAGGTTGTCCATGAACCTCCTTATCATGGAGGATCTTTTTAGCTTTTGTTGATGTTAGCTTCTTTGCCATTACTTGTAAGAAATTTGGCTTGGTGTAATAATGAATTGAGAAACAAGGTGAGTTTCATCTGAGTTATCCAGAATATGTCTCACCTTCAAATCTTTGGCTCTCAGAGGTTCTTTCTTAAACGATCTCTTTCCATAGTCCATATTGATCTGGTTAACCACCTTATCTACAGACAGAGACTCACAAGTCTTTGTAAACAAAGGTAGAGATTTATCTTTTACCAGAGACCAGAATGTATTGTATTGATAGAAATTGTCTGACTTGGTATACGTAATTGTCTTACTATCAGTGTTGTATACAGGATACTTCAAGTAGGCATTTAGGTTGTTCATAGGTTTAGCAACAAGCTCAAGGATTCCTGTAGATTGTTGGTCATTATACAATACAGCTTTGTTGAAATATCCATCAATTGCCACCCTTCTATTATCATTAAACACACCATCGTCAGGAGATAGATATTTGTATGCTTTTGTATAGTCTTTTACGTTCTGAAGAATCTCATCATAATATTGATATGCAAAAGGATATTCAATAATATAAGACTGGGTGCATCCGTAAAATGTGTTATATATTACAGGATTTGTTAGATGTCTCCAGATAGATGATGTATTTGATTCTGTGTATTGGATTGCTGCTAGATCTGCCAAACAAATCTCTGTAACAGGAATGTTCCATGTTTTAGAACAACAATTAGTTCCTGTAGATGATAAAACAACCACCTTTACAGAATCATTCACACTTAGTGCTAGTCCTGAAATTAAACTACTTTTGGGCACGTTAGTAGCAAGCACATTCCCCATATCGTCAGATATAGAGAACGTGCTTAGTCTACTTCCAGCCTTTTTTAATTTTATGACAATTGCCTTACTCATATTTATTCTGGGCAGGTTGTGCAGGAAGAACTCAGAGATTCGGTTCCTTCTACATAAGTTTGATTACCAAATGATCCTGGAGTTATTGTATCTATTTCCAAATTAGCACCAGTTTCACTAGGATCAGCTCCTGTCAATGTAGCGGTTCCACAAGTTGTTCCAGAACCAATTGTTACAGTTCCACTAATGGTGCTCAAATCTGAAGCAGTCCAGGTAAGATCAACAACAACATTTGTATCAACTACCCCACTTGCATAAGCATAAACTACTACATTACCAGAACCATCAGCTTGTACAGCACCACAAGCATCAATTGTGATTATCTCTGGAGCTTCAGTAGTTGTAGTTGTTGTGGTTGGTGTTTCAGTGGTTGTACTTGTTGTAGTGCTTGTACTACTAGTGCTAGTAGTGGTGGTAGATGTAACTAATGATAGATCTACATAGTTAGTACAAAGTGTACTTTCTGACTTAACTCTTATTATAGTAGCAAGATCAGGTACTAACACTGATACATACCCTGCTGTTAATGATGATTTACTAACACCTGTTTCAAATGGTGCAACATAACCATCTGCATCTGAATACAAATCAAAAGGACCTGTATCAGCTCCAGCGGTTGTTAATGTTATTAATACTGTTTGTGCCATATATTATATTTTACGTAATTGTTGTTGTGGTTGTTGTAGTTGTAGTTATGATTAGAGCCACCCCATCTAGATTACATTCTGGAGGATATGCTGTAGTTGTTGTACTTGTTGTACTAGTGCTGGTAGTGGTACTACTTGTGCTAGTGGTAGTGGTGGTGATTACAATTTCCACCTCACCTTCTAAAGCACAATCAAATACATCAACTGTTCCTTCTAACGTACAATCTGGTGTGCATTCAACTTCCTGAGCAGCTATTGCTTCTAAGTCACATCCTCCATTTATACCAGAATAGAAGAAGTTGTTCTCAGCAATATACCAGTTGGGGATGTAGCTATGGAAACTCACCCAGCTGTTAGTATTAAAATTGTAAGAAAGTGTCCAAGACTTATTACAGAAATACTCCCCATCTGTAAGTTCTACATATTGCTTCAGAACAGATGTACCATATGTTTTATTTATATAAAACTTATTTTGAGTGGCATCATATTTAACATTAGCATTAAGAGGAATATAATCCAATTTGCTGATAATCACTCTATCAAACTTGCTATCATACACTCCATGTAAACCTACAGCATTGAAGTGGTTATCTACAGGGACATTTGGAAAATACCTAAGTATTTCAAATGCCAGATGATCTGTAAAGAACCTATTTAATCCTGAACCAAATCCAGACAAATCTTTTACACTATTACCTGTAACCAGAAACACTTGACCTCTTTTAGCATCTATGGTAACTTGTCCTTGAGGTATTTTAAGCAACATTTTATGTTGGCTTCCTACAAATCCAAGATCTGTTTCTGCAAAGTCAATTGGAGGAGCACTTCTAAACAATGTATCATTTCCTACATAAGCAGCCTGAGGATTACTAGTGTCAATTGTCAACATTGTGTTATACAACAATGACTTATTTTCAAACCTAGCAAGCACAGCTCTGTTCTGAATTCCATCAAGAGATGTAAGTTTACCATAGTTCTGTGGGAAATCAAAGAAGCTAACAGGTCTGTAAATCAACCAGCTGTTTATCCTATTATCTGTAAAACTTTGTTGTCTGTCAGAATAAATTGCCCTGAATGGGAAATTAGTGTAACAGAGTTGTTCTTTCCAATCTATTGGTAGATGTGAGAAGAAGTTCTCATTATTTTGCTTTGAGAACGTGCTATTATAATAATAGGTGTTGTCTTGAGCAATAGTTACAAAACTTTCTTGCAACCATTGATCAGGAATACCTGTGCTCACGTGTGGGTAGAAGTCACCTTCTTTATTGTTATATGCTTGCCTAAGATCCACATTCACTGTCGACTCACAGTAGAATGTAGGAATACCGTAGGCAAATAAATAAAACTTACCATCATAATATGTTCTTCCAGGATTTACAATAGGAGGTGTAGCAGATGAATCTGGTGCAGGAAGTTGACTATTTGGACAATCAAAGTTATGGGCCTTGATTGATATAATATTTTTTAATGTTTCAGGAGATGGAGTTTCTGATGTCACATAATCATAAAGAATAGATCTTGCTGAGTGCCAATATGCTGGATAGGCTACATTACCTATCTCATCATAGAATATATCACTATCATCAGGAGCCCCCACTTTATTGTCAATAAAGAAAGGAAGCTTTGTTTTGAAAGAGAACTTATTGATAAATGTATCTCCACCAAATACAGTGATGATTGGATCAGCTGTTAAATTGTTAAGATTTCTTTGGAATCCTGTATCAATTGTTTGATATGAATACATTTGACCCCACTGATTAACAAATATATTTTTTAGTGATGCGTAATAAGATACAGTGGTTATATCAAACAGTTTCTCAGGTTGATAACAGTTAGTTGCACCTGGAGCATTTGATGCAATATATCTAGACTTATCTTCAACAACACTAGTTCCACCACTAGTTAAAAGATTAGGAGTGTCACTTGGGAATGGTAGAGGAGAAACAGATAGACCATCTCTATCTTCTATTGTCTTCAGATATACAGAAGATTCTCTCTGGAAGTTGTTGATGTTATGATTGTCACCAGCAGATTGAACTCCAGGGATTAGATATTGAGCAATTCCAAGTGTTCTTTGTTTAACACCTAGTCCATTGTCTATGGCTGCTGAGTATCCATATTTTGCAATAGAATTGTAGGAATATGCATAGTTTCTTCTAGTTATTCCATTTATATAGATTTGCAGATATGATTGATATGCAGCAAACATTGCAGAGGCATCAAATGTAGCTGTAATATCAGCAATTCTTTCAGCAGAACCAAGCGCATCTTGTTGTGCCTCCTTAGTTAAAAGTTTGTAATTAGCATTATCTTCCACCTGAACAAAGTGTGCATTACCTGTACCATATATTGCACTTTCAAGTTTTAGAATATCTGAAAGGAAAGGTCTGCCAAATGATGTATCTGGTGAGTTAAATACTTGTCTGTATTTAGATGCATCTGTGTTAAATGCTTGAAGTTGATCAGGATAACAATATTCATTTGGACCATCACTGCTTTCAGAAACCAATTTTAGTGTATATCCACCAATTCTAAATGCTACATTTGGTACTGTCCCAGCCTCAACTTGTATTGTTCTAGACTGAGCAGTGATTAGTGTTATATACTCAGTGTCTAGTGTTATAGGGTTTATATACCCAAACTTCACTATAATACCATCACATTTTATGAAATATGTATCATATTGAATTGCATTTGGTGTAGATATTGTTCCAGTTATCGCTACAGGTACAGTAAGAGAACATTCTGTATATTCTTTCCCTGCCTCCATTGCCTTACTGTTCGTAGAATTAGTAAAACAATCAGTGTATTCATACAAACCATCTGTAGTACACGTAAACACGTACGTGATACATTCCTGATTGTAAGCATTGTTTTGTTCTAACAAGAAAGGATCAGTGCGAAGGTCATTGTACGGATAGTTAGGGAAGTAGTATGTAGTTCCTTCTCTATCATATTCACCAACATTTCTAAGAATACCTTTTGCTACAATTGATTGATTAGTAGATCTATTACCACGAACAATTTTAAATCCTACAATATTGTCTCTTTGATCCTGAGGTAGGTCAGATGTTGCTATCAAGTATTCAATCTGTTGCACATCCACTCTAACACCAATAGGAAATATTGCCCTATTATCCATCACTAGTCCTGCGTACGTACCATCAGTTTGTATAACTGGTGTACCACTTTCAAATATAGGACTAACTAATACATCAGGAAACTTATGGTGTCTGATAGGTTGATTTGCTAGAGTTCCCCAAACATCATCATTACAGGGATACACCTCAGTAGATTCCCAATAAGCAAATTCACCATACTTATATGGAGTGGCATTACCAATGTTCGGACCTGTAGCATCTCCTAATACAGAAGCTGTATTGTATATTTTCCAATAAGGAGCACTTGTACCATCTCCTATAAAGTCAGGATTGGTATTTGGAACATCAGGTTGAACAAGTTCTGTGTAAGAGATTTCTCTACCTGGAATATGAAATCCATCTGTTTGTTTACCGTTTCTAAGCAGAAACACTATCTCAAATGCATACACCTCATCCCTCATGTATCCTCTCAGATTTGTAGCATTCAGCTCATCTGAGTAGTCTTCATTTGCAGGAAGCTTATATGTTTGCCACTTAAGATCAATTTGATTTGCAATCTTCTGATAGTTTATTCTATCTATTGATGTAAGATTGTCCCAAACAAGAACATCCTGAACAGCTGTCAGGTCTTGAGCAATATCGTAATATGGAAACTTCTCAAATATATCATCAGTTGTGAGTCTTATTTGAGTTTGATTCTGACCATTATAAGTGATTGTATTAGTAGAGTCATCAATGAAAAATGTTCCAATGAGCTCAACAGATGTAATTGCGTTCACTGTTTTAATAACAGCAACGTTATAGTATTTGAAATAACCAGTTACATCTATGTTGTTGATATTCAGAATAATAGACCTTCCAACAGGATAATCAAAATTTGGTGTTGTGATTGCTGGATCTGCAATAGGTGTAGGGTTTGTTACAGAATAATAAGATGTATAAGCATCTCCTGCAACATCACAATATTGAATAGCAAATTGATATGTACCAGCTGTAAGACCCCCACCACTTGCGATACCAGCCACCTCAAGTTCAGGTATAGAGAAATTAGGTTGTATCTTAAGCTTATTGCAATCTAGTTCTGGAATTGTTTGGTTATCACAAACGTCTGTACCAGGTGCAATCTTATATGGAAGATTATTCAAATCCATATAACGCCTAGGGTTGAGACCATCTGTCCAATAGATTTCTGTAGTGCAATTTGTTATCTTATGCACCACCTTATGTATTGGGTTGTTGATATTAAAGTTCAAACAATTTCCACTAACATACTTACGATAGACACAATCATTATTATCCATATATCCAATCTCAGAAGCCCCTGTTTCAGGATTTGTAAGAAAGAATATATGTTTGTTTTGTTCATTGATGAGATGTGTACCAATAAGATGATATCCTTCAGGGAATTCCAAACAAAGTTCGTTCCCTGGCTCATTCTGATAGTTAACAGAGTTTGAGTCAAAGTTTTCTACAGCAGCATTTAGGGCATACGTAAGTTGTCCCTTCTGAATCTGATTCACGGATTGGTCCATGTTCAGTCCAGTGCGAGCTACATTATTCTCTTGGATAATATTAGTTGTTCCTTCTCCAGCCATATCTGCTTACTCTGTTTGGAAGTTCATACATGTTAAACCTATTCAAATCCTGCTTTATTCTACGTTGTTTAGCATAGACATCTTGCTTTTTAATCTCAATGTCTGCCATAATAAACGCTTCTTCAGAAAGCTGCTTGTAATATCCTAGCTTTCTTTGGATTTGATCAAAGGTCTCATCATTAATTTGATTTGACAGAGTTTCAAACACTTTGTATTTAATAAATGCTTCAACATACTCCCTAATACGGAAGTTATCTGGAATCATCTGATTTCCTCCTGCATCATATTCTGTTGCATAAAATATCAGATGAACTATACCATTTCTGAAGTTTGTAACAAATTTATTTCCTCTAATGTCAAAAGAATCATAACCAGCAGAATTTGGTGTGAATTCATTTAGAGATGGAGGAGCACTATAAAACTCCCAGTTATCTGCGTAGTTAACATCACACTTACCTCTAGCTGATATGTTTCCTGGTTTTAACAGATAGGACTTAGTATAAGACCTAGCAACTGAGTTGTTTGTTTTATATACAGCTTGTATAAGTTCAGGCATACACTCAGGACATCCTGTTGTGCACTCAAGGTTTGTACAAGGCTGTCCACTTGATATAACAGGACTCACCTGAATTGTTGTAATATCAGCCGCCTGAGAATAGAAAGAATTAGCAGATTGATATGGATTCTGAGGAATCTCTGTACACATCCAAGCTTCTCTTACAGCATAAAAGTTGTCAGGAAGCCTTGCTTCAAAGTCATCCACATACAGAGTTTGTTCGCTAATTACATAGCTAGTTCTACCCAACTTTCTGAGACACTTGTCTAGATAGGTGGGGAACATCAAATCATCTATTGCCCCTGTATCAAAATAGCTCTTCAGCTCTTCCTTTACAGTGGAATAAACAATTTCAGGTGTTGTAAAATTATACTTGTAGTAGTATGACATTTATTTTATTTTTTCCATTCACGATAAATATGTTGATATTTCTCGTTGGTTTTTATGTAATGAGACAGTAATCTAGATGTGGTTCTTGTAGGTTTGAAATACCACAACTCTGTATTTTTAAGTCTTGCGGTTTCTTTAAACCAAACCCATCCAAAGAAATAACCTTCTGTATGAAAATTGAAATTGTAAATCACCTTTCCTTTTTCCTTGGTTTTTTTCCAATCTATAGGAAGATTTACAAACTCATCATTCAACCCTTTCTTCTTTCTTCTCTTCTTTTTATTGATTGAGAACTCACCAAAACCAAAAGGAAGCTTAGCTCTTTCTCCTGTCTCTAATATGTAATTCTTAAATGACTCGTTGAACAAATAGATGATATTCTTCCACTCATCAAATGATATTTTTATGGAAGGATTCTTTTTGCAAAAGTTTATATAGTTTTCTTTACTGGAACTTCTCCAGTCAATCTTCACTCTCATTATTGGGTATTTGTTGTGTTAGGAGCTTGCCCATCCACTCCTTCTGAAGTTTGATCAGTTTTAATTCTAAAATAGGTGTTTAACATTTTTTGAGAAGTTAGTTCTAACACTTGCTTCTCTAAATATCCAGGTAAGGCATAGGGTTTGTCAAGTGGATTCTTGCACCACTCTTCATCAGTGTACTCTATTCCTCCACAGCCACACTCAGGAAACATCATCTCATTGGGAACATCTGTCTCAAACAATGCAGATATTCTAATAGACTGGAGCATTGGATTGCTTACATACAGATAGTCATTCATTATCCAGTAGTAAGTTTCTCTCTTTATTACTGGAAGTTTTATAAGATTTACATATCTGTTTACAGTGATTTCCTTAAACTTTGTTCCTCTACCACTCATAGCGTTGATAGAATATACGCCTTGAATTATGTATTGGTAATTACCTTCAGCTATACGAGGGATCTTGTATTTAGTTCTTGCAACAGTGCAAGGATCTACAAAATCACAACATTCAGAAATAGGAACTTCTACCATCTCAAGACAAGAAATGGTAGTGAACAAAGTATCAGTAGCCCAAAGCTTCCTGAGGTTTGTCTCTCTTTTAATTAGCAATAGAGAGTTATTTTTGATTTCAGATGCAATAGCTCTGTCTGTGATAAGGCTGTCAGTAGACAATACCTTATGCATAGAACGCACATCTGAAACAAGTTTTCTTAGTGTTGACATTATAAATACTGTTTGAATATATTTGTCATTCCTTCTTCAAAGTCTATCAAGAATGCTGTCACTTCAGCTTTTGAAGTGGTATATCCATTCTTGTCATCCCAGGAACTCTTAGCATTTGAAAATGCAGGAATTTGGTAAAATTTAATTCCATTGAAGTCTTGGCTCAATTCATGGTGTTTATCACCAGTGAATATGTAAAAGTTATCATGCCAGGACCATTCTTCTTTATATTCCATTGGGAACAAAGCAGCAAGTTTAGCAGGCTTTATAGCATCCCCATGGTTAAACATCATAGCTGTAGTGCCATAACTTGTATACTTTCTGTAATTTGGAGAATCATCAATACTGATCCTACCTATGTTTCTGAAATAGGTTTTTAACCATTTCACCATGTGCCATCCCACAAACTCATCATGATTACCTGGAACATAGATGACATGTAAGAACTCACACTTTTGCAGAAGAAGATTTATTACACTCACCTCATGATCACAAATCCTAGAAAATGATTCGTGATATTGCATGATGTTTTGCTGAGGAGTACCTTTTGTTGTAGTTCCAGTGAACTCACTATTGAATTCATCAGATCCAATTATGTAGTAGATTTCTTCTAGATTATTGGACAGTTGAGCTTGATTTATGATGATTTCAATCTTTTCTACAAATGCACCAAATCTATCTTCTACATCATTATATCCATCAACATCCAACTTATTAAAATGTGAGTCTTGTTTATTTATAATAAGACATCCATTGGACTTTTCTGTCTCATATTTAGGACTCATTACACTTGGAGAAAGGGGCTTATAGTTTTCCAAGAAGTCAATAAATGAGTCTTGAAACTCTTGCTCATTGGATTTTTTACCAAGCCAAGCTTTTACCTGCCAGTGAGGTTGCTTAGCATTTCCCCAATAGTTCTGGACATATTTAGTTATTTCCCACTTACTTGTGTCAATCTTACACTTCTCTATAAGTTCATCAAGAGATCTTATTTCTTCAGGAGAATTAAACACCACCTCTCCTGTTCCCTTTAGTACATCTTCCTGAAACCTAATTACAGCTTCTTCTAACTCATCAATATAACTTGCTGCTTCAGCCTCATCATTTATACTATTCTTGTACTTAAGTTCTTTCAACAATTCATTAACCTCACCCTCTGTAATTCCCAATTTATCTGCGTAATACTTCTTACTTTTCTTCCAATTCAGCATCTGCTGAAGTTGTTCTAAGAGATGCTGATTTCCCAACATAGGATTTAGTTTGGTTAAAATTGCAGTAAAGATAGAATTCTTTTTGAAATTCTCCAAATTTATTTAATTAAGTAGGTTATCTATTATAATCAATTTGATTATAAATAAAAACCCCCAGCGTGGAAACGCTAGGGGAGAAATCCTGTAAAACCAACAAAACAGGATTTTAACAATTTGTTATACTAGCTATTCCTGTACCTACAAACTCTAAATATTGTATATTATAAGCATTAGGACAACCATCAGATATACAGTAGAAACCTGATGCAGCATAAGTTGTTAATCCACCATCTATCCATAATCCAACTCCTAAATCGAGCGTTGGTGAATTAGATAAATAAACGGCTGTAGTAGGGTTTAAACAAGCATCTGGACCACTAACCTCACTGTATTTTAACAAATAAACATATGGTCCAGTAGCAGTAGTTGTTGTGGTCGTTGTTGCAGGGGTTTCTGTAGTGGTAGTGGTAGTTGTTGTTGTTGGAGCTTCAGTTGTAGTAGATGTAGTAGTGGTGGTTGGAGAACAAACATTAACCAAGTTACAGAAAGCCACCTGTAGTGAAGGGTTGGTTTGAATTGTATAAAGAAGGGTTTGAACTAATGTTACAGGATCAAATTCTTCGTCTATTTTTTGCAAAACAACGTTTAAATCATCCCCTGTATCCACACCTGTATTGGAAAGGTTTGGACCATTATACGTAATATTTTTGGTATTAAGTATCATGGAATTCAACCATCCATTATCACATTTCTTTGGAAATGTCATTTTTACAGGAGTGCAGGGATTGCAAGGAGTGCCTGGATAGCAAGCCATTTATTTAAGTTTAAGGGATGTACATAATGTAATAACAAGCAAGAACAGGTTGAATATTACTGTGACCAAGTCCACCTCCTGCAGAAGCAATAGTTATTCCTGTAGTAGATGAATTGGTAGTCAAAGTTGATTGGACACCATCTCTACTAGACTCACCACCACCTCCTGGTTGAATTGATCCCTCGTACGTGTGCGTGTGACCAGGATCTGTGAGAGTGTGAGTGTGTGAAGGGATTTGTGTAATATCAAGGGTGATTGTATTTGCTCCAGATATATCTCCTAGAGCATAGTTGGGATTACCTGGTGTGGCTGGATTTACGGAAGGATTCAAAGCACCTCCAGGAACAAGCTGAATTGCTCCAACTGGAACCCTACCACGTTTATCTGGTGTACCATTCTGTCCATTACACAAATAGATATTTACCCAGTCTCCAAGACCAGCACCTGTTGCATCAAAATGAGAAAGAGAACCATAATATTCAACAACTGTATATGGAACCATCTTTGTATAATACTGTGTAGATGAAGCTACACTATCTAGATATGCTTGAATAAGATCATTCAAATCTGCAATCTTTACATAGTTTGTATCTACATCTAAAGCAAGAGCTGCTAATTCTACATCAATTTCACAAAGTTTTGTAATAACAGCTTGTAAAATAGCATGTGTTCCTGAAGTGGGAGTAACTCCAGTGAGGCATCCTATGGAATAATTTGCTTCAATTGTATCAACTCTACCATCTAACACATCTACCTGAGCTTGCAAATCACAAGCTGCTTGAATCAATGCAGATATGTAAGCGTTTAGGTTAAGCTCTCCACAGTCTGGAAGATATTTACTAACCACCTCACATAGAATAGATTCATTTATAGTGGGAACAATAGAAACGCCTGTGAGGGCATTTGTGAGAAATTCTATCAGAGATGCTTCCACCAAAGATAGTGAATCACCGTTTTGAATACCTAAGGCAGGAACATCAAGTCCTGTATATTTGACGCACCTATCAGATACAATCTCGGCACATCCGTTATAGCAATTTGAACAAGCCATTTTTAATTTTATTTATGGATTAATACTTTTACTCTACTAGCTATCTCATTTATGGTAAACGGTGGTGCATAATCTCCATCACAATATCTATACCTTAGTATTCTTTTGTAATTAAGAAGATCATCTAGCACTGTCCCAGGGAGAGGATAGTTTAGGGCGAACACAACATTATTGTATTCATTCTTTGCCAACTCTGCTATCTTGCAGTCAATTTCTGAAAGAAGAACAGTTATAGTTGTGCACTCAATACAGTTTGTAAGCCTTGGTGATAACATTTTTTATTCTTTGTGCTGCTGTTTTCAATGCATTATTACATGCTGAACACAAGCCATTAATTAATTGACATCCACAACCAACTTTCATTCCGCAGTTTCTACAGTTTGCCATATCAGTTAAAATTATTTATGTAATTATTACCATAACAATTGCAATTGTTTCTGATGAAGTTATCAAGCATTTTGTTTGCTTGTGCATACAACTTATTTGATGTATCAACAGCACAATTGTTTGCAGAAGCAATTGCTCCCTGGATGAAGTAATAGATGCTGTTCAAATCAACTTTCTGTTGCTTCTTGATAGGAGCATCACATTCCATCATGTCTAATTTCATAAACGCAGAATCAAATTTTTCCTGAAGCTTATCAACACGAATGATGGTTTTTTCTACGTAGTTCTGATACGCAGGAGTAACAGAATATTTAATATAATACACCCCATCAGGTAAGGCAATCAGTGGTTCACCCACAGCAGTGATGCCTAAAGATTGAGAAGTGTATATGTTAAAGTCGTTAATATTGAACGGCAGACTGACATCTCCAAAACCAGGAACATTCATTTCAATAGTGGGAGCTGTAACAGTACTTGGGTAGGTGGACGCATCAGCAATGCCCAACGTTTTAACATTATATGTTGGAATTACTAATATGTCTAATTTAAGATCTGCCATGTTATTCTAAATAAATAAGCCAGAGGATTTGAGATTGAATCCTCTCACCCTCTGGCTTAGGTTATATGATAATTGTTTCTTCGTCTACTATTAAGGAACCAAGGTAGTAGTTGTAGAAGTGGTTGGCCATACAGTTGTGGTGGTAGATGTTGTAGTGATACAAGCATTGTCATCAGCAACTTCACCAAGACCAGCTTCAAGAACAGCTTGGATACCAGCAGTCAAAGATTGAGGAACTGCAAGGATAACCATGGAGTCTTCCTTAATATAGTCACCCCAAGAGTAAACAGATTTGTCATACTCGTTGAACTTGATATAGAAGGTATCGTAGATGGTACCATCAGTTACCCAAGACTCAAAGTTCTCATTGTAACCAGCCATCCTGTAGAGATGCTTCAAATATCCAGCTTGGTAGCTATAGTAGTTCTTCTCCAATTGTTGAACCTCGGTAGAAGTACCTGTAGCATAAGAAGCACGCTGAGTAACCTGAGCGTCAGCAACGATGTTACAGTTATCTGCTACGATGAAGTCAGCAGTTGTTGCAGGACCACTGTACACGAATGTACGGAACCACATCCTGTCATATTCTTGAGGGAATGCAGCAACGTCACAAGGCTGACCATACTTGGTAAGAGGCTTACCAGAGATACGGAGAATAGCATTTGCATCATTACCAATCCTTTGGAATTGATAGAAATCAGAGAATGTGATGTTGTCTGGGTTGATACCAGGACCTTGTTGATTAAGCTTCAGAATGAACTGGTCAATCAGAGCAGGAACATCAACGTCAGTACAAGGATCACCACCACAGTCGCAGCAAGGAGCTTGAACTGTTACGGAGCGAGTGAAACCATTGAAATACAGAGTATCCAGGTAGGAAGAATGTGCACGAAGTGTCAGAGTGACAACATCACCACATTTTACAGTCCAACCAGATACATCAGTAACTTGGGTAGCAGGAGTACCGCAACCACTCACCTTGTACCACTCGGTAACATTAGACTTACAAGAAGATCCTGTAGGGCAACCTGCGATCTTGTCAGAACGCTTAGAGCCTTGAAGATATGTGTTTGTTCTACCTTGAGCCAAATAGAAGTATGGTTTAGCAGTGATGTTACCAGCGTTAGCCACTGTGTAATCACTCCTAAAGATACCAAACTGTCCTGCGGACAGGTCTTGCGTAGAACCAGAGCTAGGTAGAGAATTGCCCACTGGAACTACGAAGAGCGTAGTTAAAGAGAAATCAGCCATTTTGTGCTTATTTTAATGATTAAAAAACTTATTCGTTTGTCTGTATCCTGTATATGCTACTTTGGACAGCAGACTGATTTTCTGTGTACATTGCAAGATTTTGAACTGTCAGGTCTAGAAGTTCATCTTCCAGGTAAGCTTCGAGTTCGCAGTCTACATTTGTAGAAGGAGTTCCATCAAACTTGATGTATCCCTCCTTATCAATGTACACTGGATATCTCATGTACGATATGTAAATTTTTGTGGGGGTAAATGTACCATCTGTAAAGATTGATATCTCGTCAGATGATATAAAGTTGAAAGTTTCTTGGTATTCAAAAGAAGGTTTATAATGATCGTTGTTCAAAAGAAGTGACAAGTCACCATGTTTTGCCAGATCTTTATTTATCCAAATCTTTCTATTCTTACATCTACCTTTGTCAGCCAATACATAACTATCAATATAGAACATGTATTTAGGATCTAACTCATGCAAGTATGCAAACCACTGATTTAGTTGTGTGTTTTTTAAAGTTAATGTCAGGGGTTGGTGAGCATAATTCACCACCAAACTTTGAAGATCTTCATACCTTTTCTTAAAGGAATCCAATCCTAAACCAGATACCGTACTGAAACCATCAACTTTCTGTTTTATTAGCTTGATCTGAGCTTCATTTAAAGCTAAAATCTTATCTTCCAATTGGATCTGCTGATGTTCGTTAGTTGATAGTTTATTTAGTTTCTGATCTATCTTGTATAATAAACTATCTACAGGGATCATACAGCTGCTAATTTTTTACTTTTTAGTTTTTGTTCCAATGTGATGAGATCATCTTGATTATCATCATCAGCAAGGTATTTCACAAGTGCTTCCTCATCTGCAGCCACCTCAAATTCACCTTCGTAAATCTTTCCATTTGGCTTCATTCTATAGACAGAATGAGTGAGTGCTTGTTTAACCAAATCTTTAATATGGAGTAAGTTTTCCTTCATGTCAGCAAACCTTCCGAATATTTCTACTGGATTCAAGCCTTGATACTTACCATTCTTGAATTCTGTTTGCTTAAGAAGATTATCCACTTGATTGTATACAGCTTCTTCCTTAGTGTCTTCTGTAACAGGGAGTCCTAACAAACGTGCAACCTTTCTCTTCTTCTCTGGAGTCATTGCATCAAACTTAACAATAGCTTTATTGATAAGTTGTTTCTTCTTGAACATCACTGCATTCTCAATATCTTCATCAGCTACATAGAACTGAGTGTCTGCTGGGTATTCACCACGCTCCCAAGCTTGATAGCTAGAAGCAATTGTAGGATGAACCCTAAGCCATGCAAATGCAAGTTCTTGAAGAGGAACAGCTAAATCGAAGAAGTTATCACCGTCAATTAGTTTCACAGGCTGTACATGCAATGTGTCATCTGTTGATGTAGCTAGTCCATAGTTCCAGAATTTAGAACGTGAACCAAGATCAATTCCTCCAAGAGCATCTTGAAGTTTTTGACGCAACTCTGTTACACGCTCAACCTCAATTTCCCTTTCAGTGGGATCTGAGATTCTACGAATGTAAGCAGCGTTAGGATCAAGTCCTGTTCTATATTGACCATCAAGTTCCTTGTAAGGATATTTAAATACACCTGTTCCAGGTATCCTGGTCAATCCTCTGTTAGCTAGTCCGCTTTGCATTGTTTGCAGCTGTGAGCTGTTATACTCCTTTTTAATAGTGGAGATTTTTCCAACTTTACCCATATGTAGTTTATTTTCTTGGTTTGTTTGCAGATGGTTCCCATCGAAGGGAATGCGACTGGGAGACTCCCCAATCCATCCATCTGTAGGTTGAGATAGAGCCCCCGTTAGGAGGGGTGGGGGCTCTTCTCGAATATAAGACCCAGGCTGGGACAGTAGACGTAGGGAACTGTCCTGGGTACTGTTGTTAGAATTGTGGGATCTCTTCAATCAACACTGTACGAGACAGGTCTTCAATGAATACATCACAACGGTCTTTCATCCAGATTTCGTATCCAGGGAATTTGTTAGCAGAGCTCATACC